CCGGAATATACTTGCTTAGTTCCCACATCAAATGGACGTCCAAATTTTTGATAATGTAACGTCGTCGTTAACAGAACCCCCATCTGACGGGTTGCTCGGTTTGCTGGAACCTGAGCTACTCGGTGAGCCGTCTCGCAGAACGGTAGCCAAACGTCGGAATAGGGCAGCGTTCCAGTCCACAGAAGCTCTTTCCCTGGTCGGGGAATTCGGAGGATACTCAACGTACGCACCTCCTGGAAACACCGACAAGTGGGTTGAGCGTGCTATGGACACCTTTCTACCAGTAACAGATCAAAACACCCTCCGAGGATGGACCCGCAGACATCAAGGGGCTGCTGGGATGCAGAAGTCCTTGGAGAAATTCGGTGGAAGAGTATCTAGATTCACAGATCTCTCCCGTCCGCAGCGCTCAGCCATGGTGGCAGCCATAGGCAAAGCTAGAACCGCCTTTTCAGTACCATACAAGGTGCAACCACTTGATTTGGAGAAAGTGGGCCAACATATGAAAACTGAAACTAGTGCAGGTTTCTCTTTCCCTGGAAAGAAGAAGAGCGATGTGATGCCTGAAATTTACAGTAAGGCGAGATGGTTACAGCACCGAATCAAACACGGTGGATTGAAGAGTTTTAACCCGAAGCAAGTTCAATTTCCTCCTTGCTTAGCTGGAGCTCGTGGTCACATGTCGCCTAGTGATGACCCGAAAACCAGGCTAATTTGGGTTTACCCTGCAGAAATGTTGGCGATCGAAGGTAAATTCGCACCCCTTATTTATGACCTAATTGCGAATAAACCTGATGGACCTCTTCTGCTCGGCAATGGATCACATCGTTTGTTCTCAGAATGGATGTCCCACTATCAGGAAGGCAAGGAGTTGTATGGTCTAGACTTCTCAGCCTTTGATACAAAAGTTCCGCCGTGGTTAATCCATGTTGCGTTTGATATTCTGCACCACTGTCTTGATTGGGATAACTACGGTAACGTTCCCTCGAGTAAGAAGTGGAAGCAGAAGAACAAGAACTTGTGGGATGCAGTGAAATGGTATTTCATTAACACTCCAATCCTAATGCCAGACGGTCGCTTGTTCCGCAAGCACCACGGTGTGCCCTCAGGCACGTATTTTACCCAGTTGATTGATAGTGTTGTTAACTACATAATCATTCAATATGTGTGTAATTGCCAGCAAATTGAGCCCGAATATTTACGAGTGCTCGGCGACGATTCCCAATTTATGAGCGCACTCTCATTAGACTTGAATCGTGCCCAAAGCGACTGCGACGCTTTGAATATGCTTATAAAAGTCGAAAAGTGTGAGCGGACGAAAGACCCGACTCAGTTTAAATCTCTTGGCCTTCGCTACAAGGATGGCCATGGATACCGGGAAACTGAAGAGTGGTTTAGATTCGCTATCTATCCTGAACAGCCTCCACAGTCCGTCGAAGTATCGATGTCGCGACTGGTTGGTCTTTGGCTAGGCGGAGGGATGTTTGACAAGGTGTTCTGTAAATTCTTCGATTACTATCAAAGTTGTTACCCATGTCCATCCCACGGTCTATTTTCTAAAGAACAAAGGAAGTGGATGTCCATCATCTTCGGCGGCCGGGCCCCCCGAGGATGGAGTAAGGAAAATGATCTCTTCTGGAGATCAATATTTTATTGCCTGTAGTCTGGGTGTTTCTCCCACTACCTCCCCCCCCTAGGTTTTATAGCCTCAGAG